GCGGCAGCCGAACCCGACGCGCCGACGGTTTCCACCGGCTCGTTGATGTTCTTGTAGGAGATGATCTCGTTCTGGTCTTCGTAGTTGTCGTCGCCCTTGCGGATCTTGACCTTGACCTTCAGCGGAATGCCGTGGAGCTGTTCCGAATTGGCAATGTGCAGGACCCCGACCGCATGGCCGATCGCGGACAGTTGCTTGAGCGCGATTTCCTGGGCGGTCGCGTTCGCGTTCTTGATGTTCAGACGCGCGAACAGCTTGCGGTTCGCATACTGGCCGTCGATGACGGTGAAGCGGACCTGGAGATAGGTGCCGGTGCCGTCCTTGGTCGGCTTCAGCTCCGATTCGTCCATCTTGACGTTATACCAGCCTGCGGGGATCGTATCGAACCCGGCATCCGGTTCCACCTGTGTGGCGTCGAAGTTCAACTGTGCCATTGTATTCACACTTCCTTTCTTCTGACGGCGGATCAGGCCGCCATGATCTTTGCAAAGATGGCGCTGAGAATTGGAGGTTCGACCGGCGCCAGCGCCCCGCTCCGGTCTTTCGCTACATACTGCAGATCAGGCTGAGTCTGTAGGAAACGGTATTTCTCCCCGTTCGGGGCGGTGTTAGTGTCCAGACGGAACACTTCGTCAAAGAAGTATGGCAGCTTGTTCCCCAGCTTGGCACCGGGCATCGCAGGCGCATACTTGACCACACCTGTCATTTCGTCCTTCATCGGTTCCATCTTGGCGGTGATGAGGACATGCTTGTTCGGCAGGTCACGGAAGGCACGGATGGTCGTTTCCATCTTCTCGATGAGCTCACCATACGCCTGGCGCGGGTCCTTGACCTGCCGCTTGGCGTTGTTGAGGATAACCTCAGCGATTTCGGAAGCGCTGTCCATGCCGATGGTATGGAAGGCCTTGGCCTCGTTCGACTCAGCGCACCACCGATGGGCGTCTGCCAAGTCCTCAACCGTCTTCACCTCGATGATGGGCATGTTGTAGGTGATATGCGGATTGCCAGGTCCGTAGAGGCGTTCGAGGTTCGCCTTGCGCAGCGACAGCGCACCGGACTCGTTGCTGATCATCACGGGCACGGGCGCGGTTGCCAGAAGCACCGTCTTGCCAGCACCCGCCGGACCATATACCAGCGACTTGACCCCGCCCACCGTTGTGGCCTGCTCGGCAGTCGTGAACACCATTGCCATTACATATCCTCCGCGTTGCGGAACGACTGCCACGTCGGAAACCGGGGCTTGTCCTTGATCCCTTTGGGGAAGAACTTTGCCTTGTGAATCAGACGCTTGAACTCGTCCTGGTTAATGAAGTAGTGCCTTCTCTGATCGTGGGTCAAACAACCCGCACCGACCTTGACTTCCTGCCCGGCGGAGAACAACAGCGTATCTCCATCGTAGACGTCAGCCAGCACGTTGCCCAGCATAGCGCCAACCATGCCATTTGCAACCATATTCTCTTGATGAGAAGATCTGAACGTATTGCCCAGCTCGTTGATCTGAGCCTCGTTCTGGTTTTCCTCACCCTCAATGATGGTGTGGACCTTAAATTCAAAGTCCACGAAGCGCTTGATGCGCAGCAAGCCGCCCTGTGTCGGTGACGAGCGCCCTTGCTTGTGCAACCCCTTGGGATCACGGAAGCATGTCCCCTCATAGCCTGCGGACAGGTTCACAGCGTCGTATTCCTCGAGCTCGTCCATGGTGTGGCACAGCTTGCTCGGGATCAACCTCAGGTGCGGGTAGAGCAGCGGTTGCTCGCTCATCAGCTCCTTGATCCGGTCCTCCAGTTGCAGCAGGCGCCGCTCGTAAGGGGTTGCCTTGTTCTCGACGGTAACGTAGTCGAACAGCCACCAGAGGACATAGGGTTGCCCTTCAATGGTGCCGGTCGCGGAACTGGTGATGCGGCACAGGTCCGGATGGACATGGGACTCCGCAGCCAACTCGCCGTCGAACCCGATCAGGGAGCTGTGGCTGAGTTGTGTGGTCAGGTATTTGTTCTTGAATGGCTTCAGCGACCGCCCGGTCAGCTTGCCAGTCATGTTCAGCGCACGCACCCCGTCAATCTTGGGCTGCGCAATGACAGGGAACTTGACCTTGGCGGGGTTCCAGGTTTCAGCAAGCATCGGCTTCATGCGGGTTCATCCTTTAGTTGCTGGAGCAGCTTAGCAAGGTCCGTGAGCTTCAGCAAGCCCCCGCGTGCCAGCTTCTTCGCTTCCTCCTCGACGTCTTGAAGCGCGGTGTCATACGCTTGCGCATGGACCTTGTCCCGCGTCTCACCGCCCTTGCCACCCTTCTCGAGCGGCTGGTATTGCGAGCAGTCATGCAGATGCGGGATATACGCTTCCGCATTGCACTCGCTGCACTGGTGCTTGTCAGCATCGAACAGCGTGCCAGCGTTGATATGGTCTTCGAACGTGCCGATCACCGTCGCAGGCGCATCCGACGTTAGGATCGCAACGCGGTAGCCCTGGAAGTGGATTTCATCTGCGACGGTGAACGTGCTCATGTCAGTCCTTCCGCTTGACCAGTTCGTCGAACAGCTTCATCAGCTCCGGAAGGTGCGGACGCAGAAGTTCAATGATGGCGAAAGCATATGCCCGCGCTTGTTTCTGTGCGTGCGAGTGTTCGCGCAGCGCAAGGAACTTGAACAGGTTGCCCAAGTCGACGTTGCCCAGCCAGTGGACGTAGTGGTTGACATGGAGGAACAGACGCGCTTCTTCGTTGGCGACACCGTGCTCGATGGCAGTCAGATAATTCTGGTAGCCTTTGAAGCAATCAGCTTCGAGCTGGTCCTTGAACCACTTCTGAGTCTCGAGCGGGAGGTTGTCAGCTTGCCCCTGTTTGACGTTGGGCGCCTTGCCACCGACCGTTTCAGGGATGTGCCACTCGTTAGGAAGCACGATATAGCGCCCTGACGATTCGTTGCGCCGCCACGTGCGGTGGCGCACAAACTGGCGGTCAACGAAGATTGGCACCTTCACCTCGAGCCAGCACTGCACCATCTCGAACGGCGACGTATGCTGGTTCTTCAGGAGGTAGCGGGACAGCTTCATGTCCTCTTCCAGCGTGCGGTCGCTTTCGAACTGGTCGAACGACATGCGCGCTGCCTGTGCTGGGTCACGGTCGTCCGCGTCGAACTGCCGGAACTCGGTCCCGTCCATAATGTGGTCATGCGCGCGGCGTGTCGGCCCTGCAAGATTGCAGAGCCGAACGAAGCCGTGATCGAGCACATCCAAGCGAACCGGATGCAGCTGGCCCATTAGGAATTACCTCCGGTCATCCCAGCCTGGCCCGAACCCGCTTGCGGGAATTCCGGCGGGGCCGGCGGTGCTTCCACCGTAACGCCCAGCTGAGCGGTCGTCTGCTCGAACAGCGCACGCGCCGCACTGCCCTCGGGCAGCGAGTTGCGGAAGCTGTCGAGAAGCGATTCGCGTTGCTTGACGCGCTCCACCTCGAGCATCTGGTCGTTGAACTTCTGCTCCTTGAGCGTCAGCTCCTGGAACTCGGTCAGGTCGACCTTCTGCACCGCCCAGCGGTATTCGAAGTCCGCGTCCAGGTCGATGTCGGGGCGTTCGTCCACGCTGACCACATGCACGAACGCCAGTCCGCGCTGCGGCGTCAGGACGATTAGCGTGTCACCGTCCTTGATTTCCCATGCGAGCGGAACCTTGTAGGTGTATCCGCGTCCGCGGTCACCGCCCCACGGCGGAGCCTTGCCAGCCTTCGGACGAACCTGTCCCAGATTGGTTCGCGGGCCGCCTGCGCCGTTGTCGTATTCGCCCAGGTCCACGCGACCGTCATCATAGGTGCCAGCGGGCAGGATCTGGTCGGTGAACGCGACCTTGACGGTCGTGTATGAGTTGTCCAGCAAGCTGAACAGGTGCTTCTGCTTCACTTCGATTCTCCTTTCATTCGTTTCCGTGCCAACCTCATTCCATGCTTAGCGCGCTGATCACAGAGGTTGTTTGTGACATAGCGTGCTTCCGTGCGTCTCGTATGACCTTTTACATGGCGGAACGAAACAGTGCAACCGAATTCGCGCTTCAACTCATAGAAACGCTTTTTGCCTGCGCGCTCGTCGTTGGATAGCTCTTTGATCTTGCTCTCCAGGACGTCAATTGCACGCTGGCAGTCCGTCTGCAGAAGGACGTGATCGCCCTCAGTTAAGATACCCTTCATCTGTGCGAAGAAGAACGCATTGACGATTGCCAAGAGCTCCGCAGCGCTGCTAGTATCCACGGGCCCACGCATGGACCCGCCACCTCCTTGCCGACCGCGCTCCGACACTG